ATCTCCATTACTAAGATACAACCGTGCATTTGGGAGACTGTTTGAAAACAATGCGCGAGGAGCGCACTTCATAGATAAGCTTTTAAAGACGGGCGACGAGGACGTTGCAACCGCGTCGGTTAATAAATACTTATTCGACTACGAGCATGGGCTAACCGATTTCGAGCGTAATGTTATGAGAACGGTGATCCCCTTCTACAGCTGGATGCGTTTTAACATGCCTCTTCAGATCACGGCTATGTTGGAAGATCCTGCTCGGTATGCCAAGATCCCCAAGCTAATCCAGAACATTGAAGGCATAACCTCGGAGTGGAGAGACACCCCGACTCCCGACTACTTTAAAGAATTGCATGCGGTCAGGTTGCCAATAATTATGAATAGCAAGCCTGTGTATTTGAATCCGAACTTGCCATTCCAAGATCTCAACAGGATGAACTTTGACGATATCGTCAGTTCGATGACACCGTTTGCGAAAATCCTTGGAGAGTGGATGCCTGAGCGCGGCTATTCGACCTTCATGGATCGTCCTATTGAGAGATACGCAGGTGAGGAGAGCGAGGTTGTACCGGGCTTACGGAAGAAAGACGAGAATGTCTTGATGACCATGGTCCCAACCCTTGGTAAGATTCAGAGGATGATCAAGGCAGGGAAACGAGACGAGCTGTCCACGCAGATGCTGTCGGAGATAGCCGGTCTTAAGCTGATGAACGCTGACCCACAGCGCGTGTTGATGTCTAACACCTATGCCGCAAGGGAAGCCCTTAGGGGTTTGGTCAAGAAGCTGGAGGCCGAGGGTGATATTAAGCCTACTCGACGACGCCGAAGACAGAGACGAGGGCGTCGAAGAAGGCAACGTGGGGGGGTCAGTGAGGTACAGCAACGATTAGTCGGGGGGTAGGTTATCAAAAATATTTGGTAATTATCAAAAATATTTGATATTCCTGGCATGGGTCACCCTAAGTTAACTTACGGGGACTTATGTATCATCACCGGGTTTTTTCGCGCCTAATAAATCACCTTTTTTACACTCAAGGTGACTCTTAAAGAGGTCAACGAACACGTCCCACTCCATTACTACAAGGGGGTCTTGAAAGTCTCGTTTGAGGAACAGGCATTGGTTGCCGCTTAACCACTTCTCAATCTGCACAAACCCACCACCACCTTTCCGTGCTTTAACTTCACAGTCCCATTCTCTATCGGGACCAATTTTAATATCAGAGTTCAGGCTACCTCCAATGGCTCCGCTCATTGGCACTCGCCATGCAGGGATGCCATCCTTCTCCAGCTTCTTTACTAACTCTCGCTCGACTCGTGTGCCTTTTGTTTTTGATGATCTACCTCCAGCCATTGTATCTCCTTATAAAAAGGAGGGGCATCAGTCCTGCTCCCACAAGCCGAATGCCTCCCCGTGACACTCAGCATACCACAATCTCCCGTTGTGGTCAGTTAACAGGGTATGACGGTATTTCCGTCCCTGACGCCCCTCTTCTACCTGTTAGCAAATTCAGCTCGTTCGGGGACCCAGCGTAATGGCACGTCGTTAGTCGGACCGAACCTGCATTTCTCTACGATCAGTTCTACGTGAGTTTCAATATCGTTTTGCCCCTTCCAGTTTTTCTTTAGATGAGTATAAAACCCGGGTCTGTATAGGAGCATAACAGAGTCAGCATCCTGTTCAATGCCTCCCGATCCACGGCAGTCAGCCAGCTGAGGCTTCTTGTCATTGCGGCTCTCAACGGTGCGGTTAAGTTGTGACAGTACAATCAACGGCTGGTCGAAGAGTTTTGTAAACCCCTTAAGACCTTTGCTTATGCTGTTAACCTGTTCATTCTCATTGACACCTGCGCCATTCATCAATTGCAGGTAGTCTACGATCCACAGCTTGATGCCGTGTGCTCGTTCCATCTTCATCATCCGCGCTCTCATCTGGGGGATAGTTAGCCCAGATGAATCGTCAATATAGAATGGCCAATCTTCTACTGTGGCAAGGGCACCGTCTACCAAGGCAAGTTCGTCCACTGTCAGCATGCCTCGACGCAGACGAGTGACGCTAATCCCTGCCTGTATACACACCAATCTCTGGAGCAATTGTTGTGCGCTCATTTCCAACGAGAAGAATGCACACGGTTGCTTCTCATAATCAACGCACGTCTTGGCTATCTGGAGGGCCAGTGTGGTCTTGCCGATGCTTGGCCGTGCTCCTAATACAGTTAGTTCGGAGCCACAAAGACCATTTAAGGTGGCATTGAGAGCGTCAAACCCTGTATCAAGACCTGCGTAAGGACGAGTAAGTGATTGTGCGGTGCTTAACTCCTTGCGAAAATCGTCAGTAATGGACGCAATCGAGGTGAACCCATCCGGTTGACGCTGTCGTGCGAGTTCTTGTAAGCTGGATGTGAGGTGTTCGTTGAGGTCTGTCGCTGAAGCAGTGGCATCATCGCACTTCTTGACGAGGTCTGCGCCCATGTCCCTTAGCGAACGTCGATCAGATTCTTCAAGGATGCGATCTATATATTGGGGGACAGCCGCAGGGGGTGCATAGTTACTGGCGATCTCAGCCAAGTATAAGATGCCTCCTGTTTCCTCAGCCTTGCCTTCCGCGATTATATAATCTACGAACAAAGGCTGATCGAAAGGTCGCTTCATCTCCCGCATGGCGGACCAGATAGCAGCGTGCCGCGAGTCATAGAAGTCACGCTCGGTTACCTGAGCTTGCCATTCATCAAGTCTCCCGGTTTGTGCAAACGCGGCTCCCAATAGCCCTTTTTCCAGTGATACTATGTCACTGGGTGATCCATTACTCGGTGCTCTCCTCGCCATTTTCGCTCTCCCGTTTGCATGCACCTGTAAGGAACGCCTCGAAAGAGGAGTTAATCTCAGGCTTATGCCAGTATATATTTTCGGCTACGCGCAGTGGTATCTCGTAGCCGTATGTGTTTGCCAATTTCTGGAAGAACTTAAAGGGAGGCGTGGTCCCTTCCCGAAAGTCCTTTGTCCAGAGGGACATTAGTGATATGTAATTTTGTTGTAGGTGTATGGTGATCTCTTCTGCTATTGGCCTCGTGAACAGGGGGAGTTGATTCACGAGTGGTGTCTAACGTGTAAAACGTGACCGCAGTGCTGGCAACGCATGCGCTCACCGGAATGATGACTGGTGTCTATTTCTTTATGGCACATCCTGCATGGTTCTAACGTCCCACTCTCGTAGTCTCCGTATGCAATCATCTCATCTTGTATCTCACGCCGCCGTGCCGTGAGCGCATAGAAGTCACTGATGTGGGAGTATACTCTATCCCATTGTGACCTGTCTGGTAGCTCTTCTCGTAAGATAAAATCTAATGCTTGTGATGCTCTCATAGGGAGGGAGTAGGGGGAGGAAGGTCCACAGGAGTCAACCGCACGGATGGCGTCCGGGAATAGCGGCTGAGTAAGCCTCCCTCCCCCTTGTCATGTCAATCTGATGTTGCGTGTCTTACCACGCTCTCTTGTAATGTAACCAAGCTCTTCAAGGCGCATAAGGCGTCTCCTGACCGCCCCTGCTGTAATACCTAACTCTTTGGCGAGTTCTCGGAGGGATGGACATCGTCCCCCCGATAGCCTGTGCTCGACAATCTGATAGGTCAATTGCAACTTTCCAGTGAGCGCAAAGTCCAATGGGGTCCGTTTGCGGCGACCTCTCGGTACTCTGCGACCATGCCGTCGATCATCTTGGAGATGTGCTTGCATTGGTAATGTAATTGTCGCAGGGATTGATATCGATACCCTTGGCATGTGCATGTCCAGATGTCATCTCCCTGTGTGGCGTATGGATACCGTCTCACAATATACTCAGTGATGCCATCTGATGATAGCACTGTCCACTGCCGCCTCCTACTGAGGCTCAGACGAGATCGGGACATCTTCAGTCGCCCAGTCCGGTGCATCATCTTTCGGTTGTTCTTCGATGCCCTCTGGTAGTGGGAAATCGATCTGCTTGGCGTTGTCTGTTAGCGGTACTCTCACGCCCTTTCGATCTAATGCTATGACCAGCGTGGTAGCAGTAGCATGCAACACATCGTCAGACACCTTATCCTCACCGCCATAGAAGTTTGTCCAGATCGATTGGGCTCGCGTCAAGCATCTCTCGTATAGAGATTGCTGTTGTTCGAGGATATCCTCCCACTTCGGGCTGACCTCAACGCTGGGCGACGACGCAGACGTTGGCGCAGGGGCACTCTTAGTCTCCTTAGGTTGACTTGCCTCCGTCGCTGCGGGAGTTGCGGCAGGGATCGCCGCCTTGGAAACAGTCTTCGCGCCCGTCTCCACGCCATCGAGATTTACGGTACGGCGTTCGCGGTCCTTCACCCAGAATCCAGCCTCCGACGAGGCAACCTTGTGGGCCAACTCATACTCTGTGCGGTTAGCATCATTGGTTACTTTGCAGATCTCTACGACCGATCCTTTACCTGCTCCAAGGCCAATCAATTTATCCATGAGGAACGGTGTCATCCTGATGGACGCCTTGTCTTCGTCGTGATCGCCCTGTCTATCTGTCCACGTAGCGTGGACGTTAGCGGTGTATGATACGCCATATTCAGCATGCTCCCACCGCTTAACATCATCCCAGATAAACTCTATCGTGACTGGGATGTTGGTTGCCAATTTAAGATTTACGTATTCGTTCATAGTTGTTTCCTTTTGTTGTGGTCTGTCTCAGAATACTTTTTGGTCCCATCGCCTACTACTTGTGATTTCGTCCCTAACGAAACGTGGTCCCATGACAAGATCCTTTATGTGTCCCGTAACCTTGCTGGGAATGAACATGCGAGTGTCCCACCGATGTTGGCCGTGTCCCATCCGACTACGCCACATCGAGTCCAACTCATAGTCCCGTTGGTTCCGCAGGTTTGTCCCAAGTTATCGACAATCTCGGCGTCCCATCGGCAGATACATCATCGGCACCGTCATTGGATCGAGTTCGTAGTCCCATCTTTAACCGCTCGATGCAGGTGTCCCATGGGACAATGGGTATTGGTGTCGGCGAGAGGCTATATCGTTGGGTGCTCATGGATCTAACATCAGTCCAGATACAGTCCACGATTGGCACTCTCGACCTAACCACGTATTTTGCGCCGCCTTGCAGGCAACGCGAGTCCATGGGCTGGACTCATAACTATTTTTCAAGCGACTGTGTCCCCATTTTTGCTGACGCCTCCAACGCCAGATCCAAGATGTTACGTGCCGCATTTTGATCTCTGTCATGTTCAGAACCGCACTTGGAACAGGTCCATTTGCGTGTCGATAAGTCTTGTTTCGGTCCGGTTAATTCCTTGCACTTGGAGCATTGTTGTGTTGTATACCGCTCATCCGCAGAGGCGATGACTTCAACACCGGCTCGGACGCCTTTCTGTGCGGCAAGGGAGCGCAGTGTGGCGATGCCACGGTCACGACCGCCTCGCCGCTTTGCCTTGATACCCTTGGGGCCAGCCTCTACCGCCTTGGTTTTGCCTTTGCGGAATTCTTTGCGGCCCTTCACCACTTTTGGTGGCTCCCAGTTGCCAATGGCCACGAGGCCATGGTTCACCAACTCCCGACTGATCTTATGGTGCATGTCCAGTCGTCTCCGTGCGATTGTTGCATGCAGGCGACGACGACGAGCGTTCAATTTCTTCCATCGATTGCTGGCCCGTTGGCCGGTCCTGCGATCCGGTCCCTGCATACCAGAGAGCTTCTGGGAGATGGCTTCCATCTTATCTTCGGCGGCATCGAGTGGACTCCAATCCCATGCACCATACTCTATCGATCCAGTGTCCCGATCTAATACTGCTGAGGTTAGTGCCGTGGCAGTACCGGGATCGAGACCAATCGCTTTGCGTGGGCATGATGGGACCAACTGATAGGTCTCGTCAGTCACCTCTAACGTCATTACGACCTGCCATTGACCGCCGCGCTCCATAACTGCGACCCGTTTTAGCTTGTGGCCGTCTGGCAATGGACGATGCAAATTTATTTCGACTTCATCCATGCCTGTAGGGAGTCCCCGTATCTTTATTTTGTTGCCAGTAAGGATGTCCTCGTTACGGAAGACCTGATATCCATAGGCATCCACTCTCCGCTTGTAATTGGGTTCTCCGGATGCTCCTATGCGGCGTTGATCTGGCGATGGATCACACGCCCGTTCAAAATTGGCCACCGTTCCACCAGAACATCCCGACACAGAGAATCGGATGCGAGATATCCCAAGGCGAGATCCGAAGGCTCTGTCCATGTGTATCTTGGCTTCGTATCCTGCATGGCGAGAGGCCGCTTGCAATAGCTTGAAATAGACAGGACGTTTTGGAGGCCGTGCTGGTCGGGTAGACTCAGGCTGTCTGAAGTGTGCGCGGAACTCAGTTAGCTCCGCACGGAGCAGTGCGTCACACTCTGCGGCCAACACCTTAAGGTCGCAGTGCCTCTTTCTTATGTCGAACGCCTTGCCGAAGATGGTTTTGAGATCGTAGATCCTGCTCCACTTATCCTTTGGTATGTTTGGATAGGCGGCACCCACCTTCTCGATGGCGGTGCGTCTGTTTGGATTGGTGTTGTCTTTTTCGAGGCCCATGACCTCATGCAACACAGGCAAAGTCTTATAACACATAAGAGACCCCTTCAGCCGCTTGCGCGTAGAGACGGCGCGGTTGTATTGCAACCGACACTCCCTCATACGGCGCGTTAGATGCTTGCGCTGTGGGGCCGTTGGGAAGATACCATACTTATAGTTTAAGACGTTTGCCATTCGCACCTCCTGTGATTGCTGTCATTAAAAGTAATCATGCGAGCACCAATAGCAAGGGGGTAAATACAGATTCTGTACGGTAAGTTTACTTAGCTGACCTTGATGCAAGAATTCTTGCATAGGCGCAAAGTTATTTGCATTTTTGTTGTCATGTCCGAAACATATATGACAGTTTTTGGGGGGGCCGTGTCGGAAACTTCGTTTGTCCCCGACGAGGGCATGGAGTGGGATAGCTACGAACGAGCTTTTACTGCATTCCGTGAGATAAACAAGGTGGCTATGTGGGCATTGGGAGATCTGTTAAACTACGGTGAGCTTCACTTCTCTGATCGCTATACTCAGCTAATAGATGCCACTGACTATGACATCGACACACTGACGAGGGCCAAGCGTATAGCTCAGGTGTATCCGGTGGAGGATCGACGTGCGGCACTAACATGGGGTCATCATCGGGAGGTTGTAGATCTACCAAGGCCAAAGAGGATTGTGCTATTGGATCATGCAGAGAGGGAGCACCTGTCGGTGCATGCTCTCCGTGCCTTGCGTAGACAACTGCTGTCGAAGGGTAACAACCGACTCCCTGAGGATGTGGCCCAGATGCTAAAGGCCGCATCTCAGGAAGCCGCCAAGCTATTTGAAACTACCCTCGATGACGTGGACGTAGCGGA